GATATAACGAGAAGATGAAAATGTTTAGTAACAAACCTATTAAAGATTGGAGTTCTCATGCTTGCGATGCAATGAGATACCTAGCTTTAGGAATTACTGAATTACCAAGAAACAAAGTGGCGGCTCAAAAATTAGCTGTCAACGATTATACAATACACGGAGAATAATTATGGGATTTATGAAACCAACAATACCAGCAATGCCACCAATACCAGCGGTTCAACCCGCACCAGAACCACCTAAGTATGATGATAAAGATAGGGAAGCTGAAATAAAAGCTACAAGAGCAAGACTTAGAGCTGGAAGAACAGGTAGAGCATCCACTATTTTAACCACAGCTAAAGGTTTAGAGGATGATGAATATTCAACAAAGAAAACTTTATTAGGAGGATAATATGGGAGGAGCAGCACCAAAAATTTTTAGACCAAAACCACCAACACCACCTGCACCCGTTTATACACCATCTCCAACTAAAACTGAGGTATCACAAGCTCAAGCTACAACTTTAGATACAACAATGAGAAGAGGCAAAGGGAGATCAAGCACAATATTAACAGGTGCAAAAGGTTTAGGCGACAACGCATTAACAACAAGTAAAAAATCATTACTCGGAGGGTAAATGGCAGAAGATCCAAAAGCAAAAATGGTAGTAGAGAGATATAAAACTCTTAAAGCACAAAGAGTTACTTGGGAAGATCATTGGCAAGATATTGCTGATTATTTCTTACCAAGAAAATCTAACATCACAATTAAAAGAACCAAAGGCGATAAAAGGCACGATCAGATTTACGATGGTACAGCTACTCACGCTTTAGAATTATTATCAGCTAGTTTAAATGGTATGCTAACCAATACGATTTCTCCGTGGTTCATATTAAAATTTAGAAACGAACTTATTAACGAAGATGATGCAGCTGTTGAATGGTTAGAGAGCTGTTCAAAAGTCATGCAACAAGTCTTTGCAAGATCTAATTTCCAACAAGAAATATTTGAATTATACCATGAGCTATTAGCTTTCGGTACATCCGCAATGTTTATTACGGATGATGTTCAAGATGATTTAAGATTTAAAACTTTACATATTTCAGAAATCTTTATTACTGAAGATGATAAAGGAATGGTAGATAGCTTAACGAGAAGATTTCATCTTAAAAATAAAAACCTTCCATCCATGTATCCTGACGCAGAACTTCCAAGAGCTATCCTAACGGATATAGATAAAGCTCCTTATGACGATGCTGTGATTATTCATTCAGTTTATCCTAACGAAGTTAAAATGGGATATGACAATAATAAAAATATGGATTGGGTTTCTTGCCATGTTCACGAAAAAACAGGTACGCTTTTAAGAGAGAGTGGATTTAAAGAATTTCCTTATGTCGTTCCAAGATATTTAAAATCTTCATCCAATGAGATTTATGGCAGATCACCAGCTATGAATGCTTTACCAGATACGAAGATGTTAAATACAATGTCTAAGACGACAATCAAAGCAGCTCAAAAACAAATTGACCCACCTTTAATGGTTCCTGATGATGGATTTATTTTACCCGTAAGAACTGTTCCTGGTGGATTAAACTTTTATAGAGCTGGAACCAGAGAAAGAATTGAACCATTAAATATAGGATCCAATAATCCTTTAGGATTACAAATGGAAGAGCAAAGAAGAAAAGCAATAAGAGAAAACTTTTTTGTTGACCAGTTAATGACAGTTCAAGGTGTAAACATGACGGCAACTGAAGTGATGCAAAGAACTGAGGAAAAGATGAGATTACTTGGACCCGTTCTAGGCAGACTTCAATCTGAATTATTACAGCCTTTAATTACAAGATCATTTAATTTATTATTAAAAAATAATAAGTTACCCGTTATGCCAGAAGAAATTGGCGAACAAGATGTTGAGATAGAATATGTATCTCCATTAGCGAAAGCTCAAAAAACACAAGAACTATCATCTATTATGAGAGGAATTGAAATATTTGGTTCAATGCAAAATATTGCACCTGTATTTGATTATATAGATATAGATGGTTTAGTTAATCATGTTAAAGATGTGTTAGGCTTACCCGCTAAAATTATGAGATCAAAAGCAGAAGTTCAAGAGATCCAAGAAGAAAAACAACAAGAACAAATGGAACAAATGCAACTTCAACAAGCTCAACAAGTAGCCGAAACAGCGGGTAAAGTAGCTCCCGCTTTAAAGGTAGCAAATGAACTCTAAAGATTTAGAACAATTAAATATTGCTTACAAACAAGTTTTTGAATCTGACAATGGAAAAAAAGTATTGGAAGATTTAGAAAAGAGATGCAGTTATCATACAACTACTCACATTAAAGGTGATAGCCATGAGTCTGCATTTTTAGAAGGAACAAGATCTGTTGTCTTGTTCATTAAAAATATGCTCAATAAAAAACCATAGGAGGAAAAATGAGTAGTGAAAATCAAGAGGTAGCAGTACAAGAACAACCATCGGTACTGTCTGGAGACCCTAAAACAGAAACTCCACAAACAAACGCAGATTGGAAAGCAAGTCTTTCTGATGAAGTAAGATCTGATAAATCTTTAGAAAATATTAAAGATATAGAAGGTTTAGCAAAATCTTATGTTCATGCACAAAAAATGGTAGGAGCGGATAAAATTCCAGTTCCAAACAAATATGCAACTGAAAAAGATTGGGATGCCGTTTATGAAAAACTAGGCAGACCAAAAACTTCGGATGGATATAAATTTGACTTACCACAAGATAAACAAGTGGATGAGGCATCATTAAAAGAATTTTCAACCCAAGCACATAAGCTAGGATTACTTCCTGGGCAAGCTCAAGGGATGGTTCAATTCTATAATGATCTGACAGCTAAATCTCTACAAGATGCTGATAGTAAAGCTCTTGCAGCTAGAGAAAATAGCACGAAGGAACTAAAACAAGAATGGGGTCAAGCATTTGACCAAAAAGTTTCACAGGCAGCAACCTTAGCAAAATCGGTTGGTGCTACTGAACTTTTAAATGCTAATCTAGCAGACGGAACTAAACTAGGAGATCATCCAGTTATGATTAAAGCTTTTGCAGAATTAGCAAATAAAATGGGAGAAGATAGTATTGTTCAAGCATCTGGACCATCATATCTAACACCATCACAAATAGATAAACAAATTGGAGAACTGACACAAACAGGTTCGGCTTATTGGGATAAAAACCATCCAAACCATCAAGACGCAGTTCAAGAAGTTTTAGCTTTACGAGAAAAGAAAAACATTGTATAGCTGAAAATAATTAGGATAATCGAAAGACCCTAGTTGACACTATGAAAGTATAGGTTCCAGGAGAACTCAAATCGAGGAGCGACCCGTAAGGATAATCATCCGCTTAACAATAACATAAACTATAAAACAGGAGGAACTTATAATGAGTTCACAAATAACAACTTCTTTTGTAGAGCAGTATAGTTCAAATGTAGCTATGCTTTCTCAACAAATGGGAAGTAAACTAAGATCTTCTGTTGATGTGGAAACTGTTACTGGTAAAAACGCTTTCTTCGATCAAGTCGGAGTTACAGCTGCTCAATTAAGAACGAGCAGACATGGCGATACACCACAAATAGACACGCCACACAGTAGAAGAAGATTGAGCTTAGCAGACTATGAATGGGCTGATCTTGTTGACGATGTTGACAAGGTTAGAATGCTTGTAGATCCTACTAGCTCATACGCAAAAGCAGCGGCAGCAGCGATGAATAGAGCAATGGATGATGTAATTATTACAGCATTCAACGCATCTGCATCAACTGGTGTAGCTGGTGGTTCATCTACAGCTTTGCCTTCTAGTCAAAAAACAGCGACTTCAAACCAATCAGATGGTTTGACGATCACTAAACTTTTGGCTGCGAAGAAAATCTTGGATAATAACGATGTTGACCCTTCTTTAAGAAGATACCTCGTTTGCGGACCACAACAAATCTCAGATCTATTAGGTACTACACAGGTTACTAGCTCAGACTATAACTCAGTTAGAGCATTAGCAACTGGAGCTGTAAATACTTTCTTAGGATTTGAGTTCATAATGTCAACTAGATTGAACATGGATGCAACTTATACAGACGACAGATTAGTTTTTGCATATACTGAAGATGCTTTAAAATTAGGTATCGGAAAAGATATATCTGCGAAAATCTCTGAAAGAGCTGACAAGTCTTACTCAACACAAGTTTATTACGCAATGAGCTTGGGAGCAGTAAGAATGGAAGAGAAAAAAGTTGTTCAAATTCCATGTCATGAAGCATAATAGGAGGAAATCATAATGGGAACTAAAAACTCAGACTTAGTAGCAAATTTTGAAGCTACGCCTCCAGTTCTTACAGATAGTGGTCTTTTACACGGAGTAGTTCGTGTTGCACAAGGCACTATAGTTGTAGCAGCTGGTGATAGTGATGATGATGATGTTGTTATGCTTGCACCTATACCAAGTAATGCTGTCGTTCCACAAATTTGGATCGGATCAGATACATTTGGCGGTTCATGTACTTTCAATGTTGGAATTTATCAATCAAATGGTACAGTAGTCGATGAAGATTACTTCGCAACTGCGGTGGCTGATGCTGCTGCAATGGCTGATGTAAGACACGAAGCTGCTGACATCAATACTGCTGGAAAACAAATGTGGGAAATGGCTGGAGCGTCATCTGACCCTGGAGGTTTCTACTACATAGCGGCTACTATGGCTGCTGCGGGTGGAACTGAAGGCGATATGTCTTTCAACATTCACTATGTTGTTAACTAGGCAATAATTTTATAGGCGGGAGCGGGAGACTTAACTCGCCTATAATCCAAACAAAATTTTAAAGGAATAAAATGGCAAGCGTTGTTCAAATATGTAATTCAGCATTAAATCAATTAGGAGCAAGTTCTATTACAGCTCTTACTGAAAATTCAAAGAATGCTAGAATATGTAATGAAAGATATGAAACAGTTAGAGATGCAGTTTACAGATCTCATCCTTGGAACTGTCTTATTAAAAGAGTTCAATTAGCACAAGATAGCGATACGCCAGCTTGGGGTTTTACTTATCAATATACTTTACCCTCAGATTGCATACGGGTTTTACAAGTTAAAGATTATAATTCAGATTACAAAATTGAAGGAAGAAAATTATTAATAAACGAAAGTGAAGTTTATTTAATTTATTTAGCTATGGAATCAGATGTAAACCAATTAGATATTTTATTAAGAGAAACTATCTCTGCTGGTTTAGCTCAAGATATAGCTTATGCCATAACATCTAATTTGCAAGTTGCAAAACTGATGACAGAAAAATATCAAGCAAAATTATCTGAAGCAAGACACGCAGATGCTTCAGAAGGTTACAATACGGATCCTAACAATGGTCCAACAGATCAAATCATAACAGAAGATTTTATAAACAGTAGATACTAATATGCCTAAACAACTTTTAAGCATACCTAGCTTTACCGCTGGTGAGCTTTCATCATCTATGGAGGGTCGTACAGACTTCGCTAAATACTTTAACGGAGCAAGCAATATTGAAAATTTTGTTGTACTACCTCATGGACCCGTAACAAGACGACCAGGAACTTATTTTGTTTCTGAAGTTAAAACATCTGCAAATTCTACACGATTAATTCCATTCACATTTTCAACTGAACAAACTTATGTATTAGAATTTGGTAATAACTATATTCGTTTCTTTAAAGACAATGGTCAAATTACAGAAGGTAATAAAACTATTACTGGAATTACTCAAGCTAACCCAGCTGTCGTTACCTCAAGCTCTCATGGTTATTCCAATGGAGATTTTGTAAATATTTCTGGAGTTGTTGGTATGACAGAAGTTAATGGTAAAACTTTTAAAGTTGCTGATAAAACTACTAATACTTTTGAATTACAAAATGTTGATGGTACAGATATTAATTCATCTAGTTACACAGCTTATTCTTCGGGTGGTATAGCAAACAAAATTTATCAAATCACAACTGAATATACGACAGCTCAACTCTTTGATTTAAAATTCGCACAATCCGCAGATGTTATGTATATCTGCCACAACTCTCACGAAGTTATGAAACTTTCAAGAACGGGTCATACTTCTTGGACTTTATCAGAAGTCGATTTTGCAGAGACCGGACCCTATATGGATGCCAACACCACAACAACCACAATAACCCCAGCATCCGCTGGAACGGGTACAGGTGTTAATTTTACAGCTAGCGCCATAGTTGGTATTAATGGTGGTGATGGTTGGAAAACAACAGATGTAGGAAGAATTTTAAAATTTAATAGTGGTGAGGCAGTTATTACAGCAAGAACTAATACAACAGTTGTAGTCTGTACGATTACTAAAGCCTTTGCAAATACCGATGCTACTGCAACTTGGCAACTAGGTTCTTTTTCAGATACCACGGGTCATCCCGCTTGTGTGTCATTCTTTGAACAACGATTAGTATTTGCAGCAACAACCGATCAACCTCAAACTATGTTTTTTTCTAAATCGGGAGATTATGAAAACATGACATCTGGCTCAAATGCTGATGATGCTATGATTTATACCATTGCATCTAACCAAGTTAATGCCATTAAATCTTTAAAAGCCACAAGAACTTTAATTTGTATGACTACAGGGGGTGAATATGCTGTAAGCTCTGGTTCATCTCAAGATGCTATTACTCCAACTAATATTAATATTAGAAAACAATCCAACTATGGATCTGCCGGAGTAGATGCTTTATCTATTGGAAACGCTACAATCTTTTTACAAAGAGCTAAAAGGAAAGTTAGAGAGCTTGCTTATAACTTTGATACAGATGGTTATGTTGCACCAGACTTAACAATTTTGGCGGATCATATAACAGAAAGTGGAGTAGTTCAAATGGATTATCAACAAGAGCCTTACTCTGTTGTATGGGGAGCAAGAACGGATGGGGTATTATCTGGTTTAACTTACAATAGATTAGAAAATGTTGTTGCCTGGCACAGACACATTATAGGTGGCAAATCAGACACTACAAAAAACATTATTCATCAACAAATTTCTTTCACATCTAATTCTTCAAATGTAAATACTACAAACAACACAATTACGATTTCATCACACGGATTATCTACAGCTGATCCAGTTTATTATTATGCAGCTAGTAATGCGATTGGCGGACTAGATAATTCAACATTATATTATGCTATCGCATCAGATAGTAACACAATCAAATTAGCAACAACTGCATCTAACGCTACTGCCGGAACTGCTATATCCTTTACTTCAGCTCCTAGCTCAGACACAACTCAATATATTTATCAAGGTGTAAATATCTCATCTAATTTTATTTATTCAGCTTCTCATGGTTTTACGACAGGTGATATATTTTATTACGACAACACAGGAACTGCCATTGGTGGTTTGTCTGAAAATACAAAATATTACATTGAAAAAATAGACGACAATCAATTTAAACTTTATTCAAACAAAACTTTAGCAACTGTTGTCAGTTTAACATCAGCTCACACATCAGAACAAACTGATAATATTTTAACTCATGCTAAAGTAGAAAGCGTAGCTGTCATTGATGGCGATGCAGATGAAGATCAAGTTTGGGTTATAGTTAAAAGATGGATTAATGGAGCGGTAAGAAGATATGTTGAATATTTTACTCCATTTGATTTTAATGAAGATTTAACTGCATTTCATTATTTAGATAGTGGATTAAGCTACACAGGAGATTTAACTTCAAGCCTTTCTGGTTTAGATCATTTAGAAGCAGAGGTGGTTGATATAATTGGAGAAGGATCAACGCAAAATTCAAAAACAGTTTCAAGCGGAGCTATAACATTAACCAATGCTACCGAACAAGCTAAAGTTGGTTTATTATATACATCTGATTTACAAACAATGAGATTAGACGAAGGTTATACCGAAACAACACAAACAAAAACAAAAAGAATTTATGACTTATCCGTTAGATTTCAAAATACAGTTGGTGCAAGTGTTGGACCCAATGCTGGTAATTTAACTTCAATAGACTTTAGAGCAAGTGGATCTCCTATGGATTTACCTATCCCATTATTTACAGGAGATAAATCTATTGAATTTGATACAGACTACGGAACAGAAGGCTTGGTTTATGTGCAACAATCTCAAGCTTTACCTATGACGATACTTGGAATTTATCCTAGATTGGAGACAGAAAGTGTCTAATGTAGTTATTGTTCCATTCGAAAATCAACACGCTGAACAAATATTAAATCAAGGTTTGAATAGCGATTTACTAGAATTAAAACCAGAGCATAGAAAATATGCTTATTTTTTAAAAGAAGTTGGAATGTCGTTTACAGGTCTAGTCAATAATAAACCTATTGCGGCTGGGGGTGTCTTTCATCTCTGGGATGGCGTTGCCGAGGGGTGGGTCTTAGCAACAAAAGATATTTATAAATATCCAGTTTTTTGTGCTAAACACATTAAACAAAGAACTGAAATAATTTTACAAGCCAACAAAATAAAAAGATTACAAACTTCCGTAAAAGCTAATTGCGATGTGGCATTAAGATTTGCCAAGTGGTTAGGTTTAAAAGAAGAAGGATTAATGAAAAATTATGGTCCCGATGGATCAGATTTTATAAGATTTGCGAGGATAATTAAATAATGAGTTTTTTTGGAGATATATACGGGGGTAAAGCCGCACAAGCTGGAGCTAATTATAATGCAGCTTTATTAAATCGTGATGCTAAAATAAAAGAGCAAGAAGCTGATCAAGCTTATAAAGTTTATACTGGTTATGATTTACCGGCATTTAATGTAAATGCTGAAAGATTAGAAGGTGAAATCATTACAAATTACGCAACTTCTGGTGTTGCTTATTCTGGTTCTGTTTTAGAAGTGATGATGGATAATGAATTAAATATGGAACGAGATAGAGATATGATGAAGTATAATGCTGAAGTTGCAAGAGATCAAAAATACAACGATGCAATTAACAAAAGAGCTGAGGCTTCTATGGAAAGATGGCGTGGTAAAGTTGCTAAGAAAGCTAGTTACTATGCAGCGGGTCAAAGCTTATTAAATTTAGCAACATCAACAAAAACAGCGGGAATGTGGTAGGAGTTTATGGCAATTAAAATATATCAACCAAAAATAAGACCAACAACAGAAGTAAAGGAAAGACAATCTACTTCTGGAATGTATGTAGATCAACAGACAATGACAATGATCCCAAGAGCAATGAAGGGGATGTTCCAAGCTGGAGAAGATTTTTATATTAAGTATGAAAAACAAAAAGCTGAAAACGCTGTTATTGAAGCAAGTAAAAATATCGACAAAGATGAAATAACAGAGCATCCAGCAAGCGGAGCTATTCTTACTAGAAAAGAAGGGTTAGCAACAAAAGCAAATAAATACAAAGAAAGTACAAAACCAGATGAAGCCTTAGCTGGATATAAAGCTGATTGGCAAGCCACTTTAGATAAAACTTTACCAACGCTTAAAGGTAATATGGCTAAAACAATGTTCAAAAATTATATGAACAAAAGATTTATTCAAGATACTGGCACAATTAGAAATAATACATTTGTTAATTTTAGAAATGAAAGCCGAGTATTAAAAGTTCAAGAACTAGATGGTATTGCTTATAAAATTGCAAATGCTCAAGTTGGTTCTAAAGAATATAAAATGGCTCAACAAGATTTAAACGCTTTCTTTTCAAAACAAAGTAATTATGATTTATTTGGTGATAAGTTTAAACAATTACAATTTGATACCCTAAACAACATTGATGTTTTAACAATAGAAAATCATTTAGCCAAAGATCCTATTCAAACTTTAACTAATTTTAATAATGGTGTTTATAAAAATCTAAATGCTAATACTAAAATCAAATTACAATCCAAAATAGTTTTAGCTGCACAACAAAAGATGGTTAAAAATATAGACGAGGATACTATAAGAGCTAAACTCGGTAAACCCGCACAGTTTAATGCCAAAGAATATCTTAAAGCTTTTAAAGGTTATGAATCTTATGACAATATAAAATTAGCAGTTGATACCAATAATTATGTTAGAGGGGCTATTCAACAAGTTCATACATCTAAAAGTAAAGATTTAGCAAAAATTAAATTATATCAATTAAAAGGCTCTGGCTCTGAAATTCAAGCCAAAACAAAAGCTAATCAAATTATTCAAGCAGCTATAGCGGAAAGAACTAAATCTATTAAAGAAGGTGATGCTGCTGGTTATGTTGCAAAAATAGATACAGAAATATCAACCTTAAATGAAAAAATTAATTTAACAGATGACGCTGACTTTGAAACGCCTAAATATAAAGAGTATGTAGCATCAAAGAAAAAATTATTAATAGCAGAAAGAAACTTATTGTTAGATAAAAAATATGAAGAGTTAGATATTCAACACGATAAAAGATTTTATATGACTAAAGCTGAAGCTGCTGGAATTGTTAAACAAGTTACGGATCCTAGTAAAACTTGGCAAGAGAAAAAAGGAATGTTAATTGGTTTAAGCGAAACTTATGGCACAGATAAAATGCAAGGCATTATACAACATTTATCAATGGAAAAATTACCTACTTATTTTCAAATTGCTATGAGTACCAATAGCGAAAATCTTAATGAAGATATTTTACAATCACATTCAACAAAAGATTTAGAAGCAGCGGTTAAACCAGAATTAAAAACTGGTCAAACACTACCTAAAATTAGAAAAGACATATCTGACAAAATAGATAAATGGGAACAAGTAATTGAAAATCAATTAACTGGTTCAATGGATGTTATTACATATAAAAATGCTGTTGAAGATACTTTATATCGAGCAGCTTTATTAAGAATTGAAAGAGGGGATAGTGTTAGCGATGCAGTAAACAGCGTGTCAAAAGAATTTTTACAAGATTATGCTATAGCTCCAGGTAAAACATTTTTTATTCCTGTAGATGTAAATGGTAAACAAGTTAATATGGCAGCTGTTATGACTAAATCGGAGGCTATTGAATTAGCAGTACAAGATGGTGAGTATTTAGATCGTTTTATGGATAATGATTATACTCATTATGCAAGCGATGATGATTTAACTAAATTATCTAAAAAAGATATTAATATTAAAATGAAGTCTGTTATTAAAAACAATTCAGTTTGGTTATTAAATAATAAATCAACTGGTTTAGTTTTGTATTTTAAAACTGCTGATGGACCAGTACCTATAGCAAATAATAAGGGTCAAAAAATAGAATTTTATTTTACAGATCAAGTGGGTCAAGATCAAAATATTAAAAGCACAGAATATGTAGAGCCAGGAACTGAATTACCTTTACAAGTTATAGACACATACGATGTATTTGGAACAGATGATGTAGATGGAGGTCTAGCGGGTTAATATGTATAATGTTGGATTGGGTCAATTTGAAAAATCAAAACAAGAAGTGCAATCAACTTTTGGAAGTTTAAATACTGGTTTTTTTGAGGCACAAAAAGCAAATATTATTAATACTTGGAACTATAATCCTACTTATTCTTTATGGAGAAAAGGTGAAGAGTTATCAGCTTACAATCAAGACAACACTCTTTTAAATAGAGATGATTTAAACAAGGAATACGGAAATATTGGTTTAAATTTTAAAGAAGATACTAGAAAAGCAGTTGTTGATTATTTAGTTAAAAGAAAAGAATTAGAAAGAGAAAGAGCTAGCATTATTCAGCGTGGACCCCAAAATGTTTTTGCTAAAGGTTCTTTTTTTTTAACATCGTTAGCAACTAGCTTTGTAGATCCAATAAATATAGTAGCTTCTTTTATTCCTGTAATTGGTCAAGGTAAGTTTGCTTCAATGGTAGCTCGTTCTGGTAAAAATGTTGCTAGAATGAAAAAAGGTTTTGTTGAAGGTTTAGTAGGTAATACAGCTGTTGAACCGATTGTGTATGGAGTACACAGATCTCAACAATCTGACTACGATCAATACGATGCTTTTATTAACATAGCAGCGGGAGGTATTATTGGTTCTACTTTTCACGCTGGTTTTGGAAGAATAGGAGATTATCTTGCTAAAGTTCAAGGCAAGCCAAATATCTATCAAAGATTAGCAGCAGTTTCTCCAGATCATCAACAAGCTTTATTAAGACATTCAGTAGGAAAAGTTTTAAGAGGAGAAAAAGTTGATACAGGAGATGTTATTGTTAATAAAACTAGAATAGGTGATAAACAATTAAATCAATTAGACGATCAAATTGCAGAATATAAAACTTTATATGCAGAGGCTATCAAAAAAGGAGATAGAAAATCTGCTAAAACTTATTTATTAAATTTAAGAAATTTACAAAAAACTGAAAGACAAATCTTTGAGGCTAAACAAAAAGCAGCCGAGCAAGCATTAGAAAGAAATCAAGCACAACTTAAATTAAGAGACGAACAAGGAAAAATAACTGAAGAAGATATTAAGAGAAACGACAAGAATACAGCTGAAATTGAAAATGAAGCTCAAACTTTAGTAGAAAGAGAAAAGTTCCATCAAAAACAATTAGATGTTAAAGACGAAGATTTAGCAAAAGATAGTAATATTATTGCAGACAGAGCCG